ACTGGTTCTTCTTGTGGTAGGTTGGGGTTTAGCATATTTCGTAAATAGACAAATCTATTAATTTCATCAGTTGTTAATGCCCCATTACCTGCTGCCCCTTTTGCTTGCAATGCTCTCATTTCATTTACTGCTTGAGCCATTACTGCTGCTTCATTTTCACTAACATTACCTACATTACCACCCATATTTGCACCCATATTTGCACCTGTCAGTGCGTTGCCAGCCATCATATTAAAGAAAGAAGCTTCTCTGTCAGAAACATTGCCAACATTACCGCCTGTTGGTGCTTCGTTCATTGCGTTACCTAAAAACATAGACATTTCATTATCAGATACATTACCAACTGCACCTCCTGTGTTATTAGCAGCACGCATAGCATTAATTGCATCAGTATTATTCATTGGGTCTGTTGCAAACCTAGCAAGTTCATTATTAGATACATTTCCTACTGCACCTTGTTGTTGATTCATCCTCATACCATTGATGATTTGAGCTAAAAGTTGTTCATTCATAATACTTCCTAATTTAGTTAATTATAGAGATTGTCTAGAGGTGCTCTAGAGGTAGTCTAGAGGGTGTCTATAACAGATAAGATAAGAATAGATAAGATATATAGTGTGTTTTTAAAAAAAAATAATTTTGGGTACTGTGGTTTTTTAATCTATTCCTGTTACTACTTTGATATTAATGGGTGCACCCCCTTCTCCCGTTAATTCTGTGGTATTTTTTTCAGACCACTGTGCTCTTGTCTTTAACCAGAACATCATAGAGGCAGTATCACCTTGTTTAGCTTTCTCAAACAATGTTCCAGCAATGATTGCATTGCTTTCTATCCTACCCTTGTCTAGTTCTTCCCGATAATACTTTGTCAATGTATCTTCAGAGAATCCTAACACTGTCGCGATATCTTCATACCTAGTACCTACTTTAGATAATTCATAAACCTCATTTCGGGTGGTCGCTAAAACTTGGTGTCGGGGTCTCCCTGCCTTTTTTTTAGGCAATTCCTTCGAATCCCTTGCTATCACTGGCTTTGAGCCTTCATCACCTGTGGATAACTCTGGGTCTATAACCTGTAAGTCATTGATTTCATTAGTATTATTCATATTGTTATGTTTGATTGGTTGTGGATAACTATTTGCAGTTGTGAACATCTGCTTAAATATTAAGCACAATGTTTAAACGGCTTGTTTTAAGCTCCTGTAAGCGTTTGAATAACATAAGGCAAGGTTACCCCTCACTTGATTAAATAAAAGCTTGTGAGAGAGCTTCTAGATACCTTTATAAGCGTTTATTTATATCATTATCGGCTTATATATCCGTTAAATATATCAAAGCGTTTAAAAGCCTGTAAATACAAGGGTTTAAGATTGTCTAGCTAGATTGATATTAGAGAGGTTTAACGCTTAATTGGTAGGATTATAACATCATTTTAAGTTATCCACAATCTATCCACATGATTAATTTTTAAGCAGTTAATTTCAGACATAAAAAAGCCCCTGTAAAAAGGGGCTTAATTATTTGGGGTTGTTTAAACTACTCAATAATCATTTCATCCCCACAATGACTAGGATATCCAAAATTATTAATTGCACCACTTGAAGCCCTTGCAATAAAACCGCAATGTTCACAAGTAAGCTTTAACAATCTTGTAGATTGTTTTTTTCTAGTTTCAAAATTAACTTTTGAGTGCGGATATTTTCCGACTTCTTTTATCCAATTCTCAATTTTAATTTTTAGTTCGGGGCTTTCTGTTGTCGCTGTCATTTTACCTTGCAAGCCAACAGCAAGGGCTATTTTTCTAAACTCTTTACCATGCGGTTGAACATCATTTCCATATAAATGCCGTTGGATAGCGTGTACCATTTCATGAATAAGAACACCAACAACAGTTATTTCATCTTCTAAAACGGGGCTAATTAATAGTTCATGGTTGGAGTCTTTATTCCATTCTGTTGGTAAGTGCTGACCAATGGCATTGAATTTTTTTGACTTTCTCATGCCGACCATAACAGAACATGATGCTTTTAATTTTTCCCTGATATCTGAAATTTTAAAGCCTGCTTCATCAAATAATGGAACGCTTTTATCAATCATAAGATTTAACCATGTTTCCCTGTTTATATTTTTGTTTTCTGTTTTCATTTTATTTTCCTTTTATTTAAATTGATTTATTTATGTAATAGAACGATATGATAATGTTCAGGAGTGAAACTCACTTTATTTTTTTCCAACCATTTTAAAGCTTTTTGATTAAATTCAACAATGCCGTTTTCACTAAATAAACATTGATTGTTTGAAATTTCAGAAGTGAGAATAGTTCTGCCGTCATAAGCTCTTTTAATTTTAATTTGACCATATATCGGCAAATCATTTTTTAAGTCAAAATCTATCATTACTGTTGGAGCTGTTTTTTGAAGCCTTTCAAATTGCTTGCTAGTTAAATGTTTCATTTTAGTTTCCTTTTTAAAGTTAGTTTAAACAGTGCCATTTTCAGCACTTGCGACATTATAAACATATTAGTTTTTTAATGTCAATAATAATTGAATAATTAATTAAAGTTTTTTTTAATATATATAAGGCGGATTTTTTTGCCTTTTTTACATGATTTTAATCAATATCAGTAAATCAATATAAAGAGCCTTTTTAAGCCCATATGACAATTTAAGCTTACTTTGATGTAATGGTATTATGTCAACCCTAAAAAGCCCATAGAGAGCCATTCTGAAAGCCCTCTTGAATCCCTTGATATGAGAGGGATTGAGAGCATTACTCTATTTTGCTTAACATCTGCTTAATTTTTATACAATATTGCTTGTGGATAACTTTTATTGATTTAATCCACAACTTATCCACAGAAAAATAAAATTGCTTAAAAAATAGGCACAAAAAAATAACAATGTTTAAACAGAAAAATAAAATAAAAAAATAAGAAGCGTTTAAACAAAAAAATAAAATAAAAAAAAGCCCTGAAAAAATCAGGGCTTCAAAAAAATAAAACTAAAAAATTAATTTAATAATTTTCGTTCTATCCGTTCATAAAATTTTAATTCATTTTCTAACATTTCAAAATGTTCAGGGTCAAACATTGTTTTTAATAAAAAATCATTACTTAAAAAATAGTCGTCTTGTCTCCTAATTTCAGTTTTTAATTCATAAATATAATTTTCAACATCTTTTAAAGTTTTCATGTTTAAACACTCCTTTTAATTTCCTAAATAACCAAATTCATCAAGCGGTGATTTTCTCATATAAAAATATGATTGCCAAAAATCATCAATCATATCTTTTATGTTTGGATAATCTTTTTCGTTAGCACTTAACAAAAAATCATAGATTTCTTTTTCTTCTTCTGTCATATCTTTAAATCGTTGTCTTTTTGTCATGTTTAAACACCTCTCTTGTAATTGTTAAAATTTGCATAAATTTGGTCTATATCCCACTGCATATCATTAATGGCAGACTCATAACCATAATAAATATTGTCTGATACATCATAATCAAGATGACCATAATTTTCATTGTAGTTTTTTAACTGCTCTCTGCAATTAGTTTTAAGATTTTTTAAATAGCCCTTATATTGCAATACTAGGGCTTGACTAGTCGCTTTTAATAATGCCATGTTTAAACACCCCCTCTAATACGCTCTAATTTAGAGCCAAACTCACCGAAAAAAGAACCATCAAACCATGAGAAAAAATCACCCTCGTTTCTATCCATGCCGTATTCGTGGGCTTTGTTTGAGATGTAATTTTCCAAGTCGTTCCAATACACTCCATTATAAAAACACCTTTTGACTGTATCGCTAAAATTACCACAATAGAATTGGTATAAAATGCAATCGCCCTCTGTATATAATGATTCGTCCTCGTTTACTTCGTCTTTTGGCAAATCGTTATTTAAATAGTCCATACCATATTTTTTGTTATTCATTTTTAAATTTCCTTTTTAAAGTTAATAAACACGCTTGCACGCGTAAGGGTATTTTAACATCATGTCAATAATAATTGATAGTATTTATTGATTTATTTTACTTATCACTAAAAGAGCGTTTAAACAATATTATGTATTTGATAAAGTGAGTTGATTTTAGATAAAAAAAATAGGGAGTGTTTAAACTCCCTACTAAAAAACTATTTAATCCAAAAAGGAATTAAAGG